TCAAAACTTAAAGGAGCAGTAACCGGGAAAGTCAAAAAAGGTTCAAAAGCAGCCAAAAGACGTAAGTCTTATTGTGCAAGAAGCGCAGGACAGATGAAGAAGTTCCCAAAAGCAGCAAAAAACCCAAATTCTAGACTAAGGCAGGCTAGAAAAAGGTGGAAATGTTAACAAAAGGAGTAAAATATGTACCATAAAGGCGGTAAAACAAAGAAAAAGCCAGCTATGAAGAAGAAAAAGATGGCTATGAACAAAAAAAAGACTACTAAAAAGAAAAAAACTTACAGTTACTAAATGTGACAGATCTTAAGAAGCTAGAATGCTACAAGTGTAAGAAACTTTTAGCAGAAAACCTCGTATTACCCAAAGGGCTATGCGTATATTGTGCCGCGGACGAAGCGGACCAGCTTCCTCAACCCCAAAAACAACCAAAAATAAGTAAAAAAGAAGAAAACGCACAAATAAAAGCGGAAAAAGAGCTTGCGTTACGTATTTTGTCAAGAAAACGTATGCTACCCTTTGTAGAAAAGTTTAATCCCGATTACCAAGCAGGTTGGGTCCACAAAGATGTCTGCAGAAGACTAGAGAAATTTAGTCAAGATGTGGCGGAGAAAAAATCTCCTCGATTAATGCTATTCATGCCCCCTAGGCATGGTAAATCAACTCTGGCAAGTATCGCCTTTCCTGCTTGGCATCTCGGACGTAACCCTGGTCATGAGTTCATTAGCTGTTCGTATTCGGGTTCTTTGGCGATGAGCTTTTCTAGAAAAGTAAGACAAGTACTAAGAGAACCTAATTACAAAAACGTATTTGAAAGTACAAAATTAGACAAAGATTCGCAGTCTGTAGAATCTTGGCAAACAACCGAGGGCGGTGGTTATGTGGCCGCTGGTGTTGGCGGTGGTATCACAGGTAAAGGTGCGCACGTATTGTTGATCGATGATCCGGTAAAAAACCGAGAAGATGCAGAATCTGAGAACAATAGAGAAGCAACCTGGGACTGGTATACTTCTACCGCTTATACAAGGCTCTCTCCAGGTGGAGGTATACTGGTCATTTTAACTAGGTGGCATGATGACGATCTAGCTGGTAAGTTGCTTACTGCAGAAGAAGATGGAGCAGATGCTTGGGAGGTAGTTAAGTATCCTGCGATAGCAGAAGAAGATGAAGAGTTTCGTGCATCCGGTGAGCCCCTGCACCCCGAACGTTATAACTTAGAATCATTAGAAATGATTCAACGTGCAATTGGTCCTAGAGACTGGACAGCTTTATACCAACAGAATCCAGTATCAGACGAAGGTGATTATTTTACTAGAGATATGGTGAGATATTATGAGCCAGATGAGATAGACTATGATAGACTTCGTTATTATTGTGCGTGGGACTTGGCCATTGGACAAAGAGATAGAAATGACTTTTCTGTTGGTCTAGTAGTAGGAATAGACGAGTACGATAATATGTTCGTAGTTGACCTTGTTCGGGGCAAGTACGATGGGTATGAATTAGTAGAAAAAATATTGGATTTATATGAACAATGGAGACCTGGTATTGTTGGTATTGAGAGAGGCCATATCGAGATGGCTATCGGGCCGTTTCTAGAAAAACGTGTAGCTGAACGTAGACTCCATTCTGCATATTTCAAAGACTTAAAAGTAGGACGACGTGATAAAGAAGCGAGAGCTAGAGCTATTCAAGGTAGAATGCAACAAGGTAAAGTTTACTTTCCTGCCGATTCTGTCTGGACAGGAACGATGGTTGCTGAACTTTTGCGTTTTCCTAACGGCGTGCATGATGACCAAGTTGATGCTTTGGCCTGGGTTGGTTTGATGATTATGGAATACGCAACTTTTTATGAAGCGCCTGAGCATGTACCTTCCTGGCGAGATAGGTTAGAATTAATAGCGAAAGGACCGAAAAAGAAAACGGCAATGAGTGCATAAATGGCGTACACAAGTAAAAAACCAAAAAAGAAGTTAAACAAAGGGGAAGAACTTACTTTAGCGAAAACTCAATTTAATGCCTACGTACGCGCTAGGGACCATGGGCATGAAGACTACATACACATGGCAAAAAAATGCGATGCTTATTATAGAGGAGAACAATGGGATGAGTTCGATATGCAAGAGCTCGATGACCAAGGTAGACCTGCTCTGACTATTAATACAATACTTCCAACAGTCAATGCTGTTCTAGCAGAACAAAGCACTAAAAAAGCAGATATACAATACAAACCTAGAGGTGGGGGCAACCAAGAGATAGCTGATGTTCTTACTAAAGTCTATGCTCAAATATCAGACAACAATAAACTTGACTGGGTAGAAGCTCAAATATTTTCTGATGGTCTGATTCAAGATAGAGGGTACTTTGATGTTCGTGTAGATTTTGATGATCATGTACAAGGAGAAATCCGAATCGAAGCAAAAGATCCTTTAGATATTCTTATTGACCCAGACGCAAAACATTATGATCCAAGAACGTGGAACGAAATATTTGAAACAAAATGGATGAGCATAGACGAGATAGAAGAAACTTATGGCCAAGATAAAGCAGATAAACTTAGGTTACTTGCTGAAACTGGTACAACTCTAGGTGCTGACTCTATGGAGTTTGAAGAGTCTAGGTATGGAGACACAGATGAATATAACTACGGACAACAGTATCCTGGTGATCCAGAGAATGCACGAATGCTCAGGTCTATTAGAGTTATAGAAAGACAGTATTACAAACTAGATGATTGCATGTATTACGTTGACCCTGTGACAGGAGATAAAAGAAAGATACCAAATGCTTGGGGCAAAAAGAAAAGAGAGCAGTTTGCTGATGATTATGGATTAGATATTATTTCTAAAAAAATGCGACGAGTCCGTTGGACAGTGACCGCAGATACTGTAGTGCTCTTTGATGACTATTCTCCATATGACCATTTTACAATTGTGCCATACTTTCCATACTTTAGACGTGGCAAACCATTTGGAATGGTAAGAAACTTATTATCACCTCAAGAACAACTTAATAAAATTACTTCTCAAGAATTGCATATTGTAAATACAACAGCAAACAGTGGTTGGATCGTAGAATCTGGGTCTTTGTCTGGTATGACAGCAGATGACCTAGAAGAACACGGCGCAGAAACAGGGTTAGTTTTGGAATATAACAGAGGCTCTACTCCTCCTGGTAAAATACCACCGAATCAAATACCTACAGGTTTAGATAGACTAGGTCAAAAAGCAGCAAGAAATATAAAAGAAATAAGTGGTATAACAGATGCCATGCTTGGTATGGATAGTCCAGAAGTATCTGGCGTAGCAATTCAAGCAAAACAAGGTAGAGGATCTTTGTTGCTACAGGTGCCGTTAGATAACTTAGCTAAAACTAGACAATACTTAGCAGAAAAAGTTTTACAAATGATTCAAACTTACTATACTGAAGAGCGTATAATTCAGATTACTGATGAATCAGATCCTTATAAACCAAGACAAAAATTAAAAGTGAATGAGATGACTCCAGAAGGAATGGTCATAAACGATTTAACTATTGGAGAGTATGACGTTGTTGTAGGCACTGCTCCAGCTAGAGACAACTTTGATGAAATGCAGTTCGCTGAAGCTATTGAACTTAGAGGAGTTGGAGTGCCAATACCAAATGATATGATAGTAGAGTATTCACACTTATCACGTAAAGCTGATATAGCAGAAAGAATTAGACAAATGGAAGGAACTGCTCCACCTACAGAACAACAAGTACAACTACAACAGTTCCAGTTAGAATCACAGATTAGAAGTACGCAACTTGAAATAGCTAAGTTAGAAGCAGAAGTAACAAGATTACAAACAGAATCTGCTCTTAATGTTGCAAAAACTCAAGCAGCAGAACAAGATCCACAGTTGAAGGTTGCTGAATTACAAAGTAAAATTCAAACTAAACGTGAAGAACTTTCTCTACGTGAAAGGCTTTCTGAGCTTACAAATGATATGAGAAAGAATCAAACCGATACTGCAGCAGCAGCTAAAATGGCAGCTGCAGCCATGAAAACCACAGGAGGTAATTAGTTATGGCAAAGAATGATAAAACTCAAGCATCAACAGACGATAAAGTAATGTTTGATGGTGTCCCAGGCGCTGATAAAAAAACAGCAGAAGACGCAGAAGGATTTAAAGTAGATATGAACTTTGAAGAAGAACCTAAAGCGGAAGAAGATGAAATAGAATTTCCAAAGGAGGCGGAAGTTGAAGAAGTCGAAGAGCTTAAGGCTGAAGAAGAACCACAAGAAGAAACTGAAGAGACAACAGAAACAGAAGAATCTGAAGTTGAATCTGAAGTTGCAGAAAACACAGGAGAAGAAACAGTATTGGCAGACAATGACTCAGATCCACAACCGGTTGTTGAAGCAGTACAAGAGGGAGTTGACGAGCCAAAAGAACCTATGATTCCAAAATCTAGGTTTGATGAGGTTCTAGCTAAACAAAAAGCTTTAGCTAAACAACTACAAGAAGCAACTAATCCTGTAGAAAAAATAGACAAAGCACCAGAATACGATTTTGCTGCAAAAGAAATAGCGTATCAAGAACATATTTTAAATGGAGAAGCTGAAAAAGCTGCTGCTTTAAGATCAGAAATTAGAGATGCAGAGCGTCAATCTATGTTGTTTGAAGTACAAGAACGTATGGGTCAAACTGTGCAACAAAGCACAGAAGCTGTAGCTCTACAAAATAAAGCTGTAGAATTACAAACTGCTCATCCAGAGCTAGATGAAACAAGCGCTACTTATAATGCTGACTTAACACAAGAAGTTATGGATCTAAGAGACGCATTTATAATACAAGGTTTTTCTGGAGCGGATGCTTTAGATAAAGCTGCTAAGTATGTAATTAAACCTACTTTACCTACAAACAACGAAGAACCAAAAAAAGATGTAGTTGGTGAAAAAATAGTAGAAAAGAAAAAAGTAGCTAACACAACTAAAAAATTAGAAGCTGCTGAATCTCAACCTCCTACATTAAAAGGAAAAAATAAAGTTGAGAAAAAAATAGATTTAGATGTATTGTCCTCAGAAGAGTTTGATGCATTACCCGCAGAAACTTTAAAAAGAATGCGTGGTGATTTCGGATAAACTGTGGTATAACTAAAAGAACTTCGCACGTAAGAGCGATATCTTACCAGGGTCGTTCCTGTAAAAAATCGTTTTTCGCTTGTTAGAGCGTAAAACTAACCGGAGTCGTATTCCGCAAATAACGAGAGCGTCCCCCCCACGATAACGGGTATACGGATAGGTAGTCGCTCCAAAAGACGACTGGTTTTTAACAACTTTGATAAGGAGAATTATCATGGCAAATACTAATTTTGCTGCGTTGACCAGTGAACAATTAACGATCTGGTCGCGTGATTTTTGGCGTGTCGCTAGAAATATGTCCTTCATCAACCAATTCGCAGGTAGCGGATCCAATTCTATGGTTCAGATTATATCTGAGCTTACTCAATCAGAAAAAGGAGCTAGAGCTGTATTAACACTTTTAGCCGATATGACTGGTGATGGTATAGTTGGAGACAATACTTTAGAGGGTAATGAAGAGTCATTAAGAGCTTTCGACATTGTTGTACAACTTGATCAACTAAGATTTGCGAACAGACTTTCAGGTAGAATGAATGATCAAAAATCAGTTGTGAACTTTAGGGAACATTCTAGAGATGCACTTGCTTATGCAATGGCTGACAGAATGGACCAATTAGCATTCTTAAGTCTAAGTGGTATCGGTTATACACTTAAGAACAATGGTGCATTAAGACCTGTTCAAAATTCTGGACAGAATCTTGGTGATCTTGCGTTCTCAAGTGATGTATCTGCTCCTACTTCTAATAGACATAGAAGATTTGATGCTACAAACGGTATCGTAGCTGGTGATGTTACTGCAATTGCTGCAGCTGACAAACTAAGCTATAGCGCTATCGTTGATCTAAAAGCTTATGCTAAAGATCAGTACATCAGAGGACTAAGAGGCGAAGGTAATGATGAGACATTCCATCTTTTCGTAACACCACAAGTAATGGCTGACTTAAAACTTGATTCAGATTTTCTTGCTAACGTAAGACAAGCTGGTATCAGAGGTCCTCAGTCAAGCTTATTCTCTGGTTCATCAAGCTTAATGGTTGATGGAATCATGGTACATGAGTTCAGACACGTGTTTAACACGTCTGGTGCTACAAGCGGTACATCATCAAATGCTGGTGCTGCTGGTTATAAAGGTGGAGCTAATGCAGATGTAAACTACTCAAGATGTTTATTCTGTGGTGCTCAATCATTAGCAATGGCTGATATTGGTATTCCTGAAATAGTTGAAGATACATTTGACTATGGAAACCAAAACGGTATATCAATTGGGAAAATATTCGGACTCAAGAAACCTAAGTACAATTCTGACGTAACTGGTCAGGTTGAAGACTTTGGGGTTGTTGCGTTAGATGTTGCATTCTAATTGTGATATATTTTATGGGTGGCTAATTAAAGCCACCCATTTTTAAGGAGTAAAATTATGTGGATAGTTTCAAATGATGATATAACAGTAGCATCTACTTGGGGCGCTACTATACATTTAGTAGCTGGAGAACCAAGACAAGTTGGTAAAGACTTAGGGTTGCTTTGTTTACAAGCTGGATGTACAGAAGTGCAAGAGTCAGAGGTACCAGCAATGGAGCCTGCTCCAGTAGAACCAGTAGAACCAGTAGAAGAAGTTGTAATAGAAGACATGCCAGGAGTAGAAACTGCAGAAACAGTTGTTTCACCAGACTTTGAAAGTATGACTAAAATACAATTAGAAGAGTATGGTCGTACTATTGGTATAGAATTAGATAGACGTAAAAAGAAATCAGCTTTAATTGAAGATTTAAAAGCAGCACAATAAAGGATGACTAATGGCAGGGACACTTACAGGCGCTAATATAATAACTAGAGTACAAGATACTCTACAAGATACTACAAGTGTTAGATGGCCAGAAGCAGAATTGCTTAGGTACATAAATGATGCGCAAAGAGAAATTGTAAATTTTAAGCCCGGTGCTTCATCAAAAACTGCTAACATGCAATTAGTTACAGGCACTTTACAATCGCTGCCCACAGAAGGGTTACGATTAATTAAAGTAACTAGAAATATGTCTGATGCTTCTGGGGGTGCTACAGGGGCCAGAGCGATTAGGTTAGTAAATTCCGATATTCTTAATACTCAAGAGCCCGATTGGAATAACCCAAGCGTAAGTGGCGATGCTGCACATGGTACTACAGTTAAACATTATGTTTTTGACGATGATGATCCAAGAAAATTTTATGTGTACCCAGGTGTAGCGGGTAATGCTTACGTAGAAATTGTTTATTCTAAATCTCCTACAGATTTAAGTAGCGCAAGTTCTACTATAGATGTAGATGATATTTATGGTAATGCAATTGTAGATTTTGTTCTATACAGAGCATACATGAAAGATGCAGAGTATGCTGCAAATAGCCAAAGAGCCGGACAACATTATCAATTATTTACAGCTAGCATAGGACAAGGAGGGCAATCTCAAATGTTAGTAGACCCTAACAATGACCCAGTTTCTAATATAGGATCTGTCCCAAAAATAATGCAGCAACGAGGTAATTAAAAATGGCAGCTTATTCTTCTTTAATAAAAGAAGTATTACCTTATGTGCCCATGTGTCCTGATACCTTAGTAGAACAAAATTTGCGTTCAGCAACTATA